TATATTACAGTCGGACTCCTTAAACCTTGTTAGTTCTGTATGGAGGGTGGACTCTGTTAAGATTAACAGTGACCTTTCTGTTCGGGTAAACGCCTACGAGTTTAACTTTGCGGTTCTTGCTTGGAATATTAACGATGACGTTGCTTACAAAAACAGGATTGTACCGCAGCAGGTTATTTCTCCCCCTCTGAACATTGCCTTTAATCCATCTGCTAATGATCTTGGTACGTCTTCAGGTAAGGTAACTTGGACAGCACCAAACGATGCTTTTGTTAGGAGCTATCTCGTTGAGTATACGACCGATACCTTGACAAATGCTCAGAATGGTACAGCTGTATTTAGAACACTTGGCACCACCTTCGGGACTGAAATGGATGTTCCGGGTCTTCAGACAAACCCTTACGTCTTCTCTGTAAGGTCTGTAAACTCTATCGGTGAGTATTCTGTTAGGGCACTTACGGGTGTCGAAACCATTCAACTTAAAACAGTTGGTCAGGTGGCTGTGATTTACGCTAATACGGTTGACGAAACTACCAATACCCAAAGCTATACTCTTGGCGCAAACACCTTTGTAGCCTACTACCCTTACGATGGTGAAACTCCTACACTACCTATCACTACAGGTATTTCTTTTGCCCTCTTTGTTGGTCCAGAGGGTGCTGATGGTGCTCCCGGTGCCGACGGTGCTGACGGTACAATTGGTGCGGATGGTGCTGACGGGCCTCGTGGTCCGGGCTGGTGGCGCTACGAAACAAACACAACAGCTACAACAGCAGGGTTGACAACGACAGCAGTAGATGCTTTCTTTGCAACAGCTACCGGACTTAGCCCAACAGTTGCAGATCGTTTTATTCTTACAAATACAAGTAACGAAGCAACGGGTTATCTAAGGAACGGTACAAATACAGCTTGGGTTGAACAAGCAAAGTTTATTGATGGCGATTTGCTTGTCAATGGAACTGTAACCTCCGCCGCTGTAGCAACGGGGGCAATCACAGCAGATAAGATAAGTGTAACCTCCCTTTCCGCTGTTAGTGGTACAATCGGTACCCTTTCTAGTGCGGTATCGGGAGAAAGAGTAGTAATTGAGGATGATAAGATCAGTGTTTATGACTCTAGTAACAACCTCAGAGTAAGAATTGGAAACCTATTATAATGGCATATGGTATGCAAATACAAACAACGAATGGTAGCCTCGACATAACAGAGACTCGTGCAGCTAGGTTGGTGGCAATCCGTAGGATTTATGCTGCCACACCAGCCACACATAGTCAGGTTGTAAGTGAATACAGTGAAACTACAGGTTTCATAGCTTGGATCACCCTGACGGGTTATGCGGCTACTTGGAATGAGGCAACTAAAACCTTCACTATGGACGCAGGTTTTGGGAGCGGGTCAAGTCCTTTTGAACCCACCAGCCTCTGGGTCGCATTTATGAGGTACGGATAATGGCTTATGGTTTTGAAGTAAAGAACAACAACTCTGAAACGGTACTCGACGACAAGTCACCTACTTTCCAATTTAACCAGACATTAGACATTAATGCGTCTATCGGAAATGTGGATGTTATCTTCTACGCAGGTAAGTTCCAGTTTCAGAATATCGGTTTATCCTATAGTCAAGCACCTCTTGCTATTCCAGGAACTACTGCTCCTTATGTAGATGAAACTAATACAACTTATCGAATTCCGGTCATGGAAGTTGCCGTAGGCTCCACCATCTGGATGATGAATAATGATGTTGGTGGTTTTTACCCGAATGACACCCGAAACAAAGTTGGTGGGTTTGCTTACGATTTTGACACATTCAAAATGCACCTACTTGTCCCAGCGGATGCTACTGTTGACACTGAAAGCTACGGTATGAGGGTTTACAGCAGTACAGGCAGAACTCTTTGGAGGGACGATCTTGCAACTGCAAGGATCACTGATGGTGGTACAGTTGCAGCCAGTACAATCGGTAAAGGTCTTGGCTGGTCCATAACAGTAAACTCTACTGCAAACTGCGTATGGTGTAATGGAGCACCCTTCCTCTTGGGACTCAACCCTGCAGTATACTCTGGTAACCAGATCAGGATGACCTACGCTAAGCGGCTAAGTTCTACACAGTGGAAATTTGGGAGGGGGCATATCGCTGATGCTATTTCTGGTTCACCAAGAGAGTGGCTACCTATGCCCTTTAGCTACATGTTGGCTCAAGTGGACTAACTATAAAAATAAAGGAAAACAAAGATGAACTACGTACTAGGAGAAATAAGCAAGTCACGACTGAAAGGTGTCCATAAAAACCTTGTTAAAGTTGTTGAACTTGCAATCTCCATCACTGAGCAAGACTTCTCAGTCTCAGAGGGACTCCGCTCAGAGTCTCGTCAACGCCAACTTGTAAAAGCTGGCAAGTCTCAGACAATGAACTCTCGCCACCTAACTGGGCATGCTGTTGACATTCTACCCTTCCCTTTTAATGGTGATGTGGATGAAGACGGTGTTGCCAACATCCACGACTGGGATCAGTACTACCCTCTAGCAGACGCTATGATCGCTGCTGCAAAGAAGCTCAACGTGCCTCTTCGCTGGGGTGGTAACTGGCGTATCCGAGACCTACGCGTCTGGGACGACTCTGGTAAGGCTCTGGCAAAGGCGTATCCGGGCAACTTCCCAGATGGTCCCCACTTTGAGCTACCGAGGGAGTATTACTAGTGACAGAACAAGTCGTACCAAAAAAAACTTGGTCAAGACAAGTAGCCTTTGCAATGATCTTAGGTTGCTTCTTCTTGGCCTTTAATAAACAACCGGAGGAACTTAACATTGTCATTTGGCCAGTTACGGTCTTTAGTCTTGCCGCTTTTGGTTTCCGTCAGCCTGTTGTCAATAACTGGATGCAGTCTCGCTAAAGATGTCGCCACCGATGCAGCCCTGTCTGCTTTAGGTGTTGGTGCCGAAGGTGGGATCGATGCGGACTTGACAGCTCAAATTGGCAAAGAGAACAACCAAAACACAGCACTAAATACAAATATCCGACCCACGCTTCGTGGTGAGGGTAATACAGGGAGTATCAAACAAGATACCTCTGAAACCAAGGTGGAGAATAACTCTGGAGGCACGGTTACAATTAATCAGGTTGACCCGTTATTCTTTGCCACACTCATCGGCGCTTTCCTATTATGGTCTTACTTTTTATATCGGCTTCCAAGCCCTTCACAAATATGGAAAAAAGATAAATAATAAAAATACTGCCGACTAATGATAAGAACATAAACGGCGACAGTGAAAACTGATAGTCGCCAACATAGTGGGGGTTGCTTGGGTAAAAATTTACTATCCACAACCTCCTTATTTACATGGCATAAAAATACTGCCGCCTAATGATGAAGGGTTGAGAAAACTCTCTTTATTAGGGTTATTATAAAGGTTCCTTTGCGTGAGCCTTTATTATAATTCTAATAATAACAAAATAAACTTAAAAAGGAGACTTAAATGGCTCAAGTAAAGAAGTCACCAAAGGCTTTGAAAAGGTCAGTTGCTGATCCTACAGACAGCTATTTAACAATCAAACCTTTGTGGAAAAGAAGTAGAGCGATCTTGCAAGGTCAAGATACCGCCCTAGCACATGATGAATCGGTAGCAGACTTTGATAAGAACCTTCTTATCCCTTTCTCACCTACAATGTCACAACCACAATATGAATTCTATAAGAGTGAGGCTGAACTTCCAGGTTTGATATCCCAGTATTCTAAAGTGTTGATTAGCGCCCTTCTCCGTAAGAAGTCAGCTTTGGATCTCCCTGATGGTGTTCCTGAAGACGCTACAGACTGGATTGAAACTAACTTTACTCTAGATGGTGGTTCTCTCTTTAACTTCCTAGATACTGCTCTCTGGGAAGAACTCCAAACTTCCCGTGGTTGGGTCTATGTTGACTACCCTGATGTAACACAAGAAGTTTGGGATATGATGACACCAGAGCAACGTAATGATATAGCTCCTTATCCGATCCTTATTGAAGCGGAAAGTGTTATCAACGTTCAAACGCGGGTTCACCCCCTCACACGGATTAAGACTGTAAACCGGTTTGTAACTCGTTATCTTGATACAAAGTACGAAGCAGATAACCCTTGGCACCCAACCTATGTTGATACTGTAGCAGATCATTATCTTGATGAACAGGGTTACTTTGTAATTGATATCTACCAAAAGGCTGATGCTAACGATATTGTTCAGATTACCAACGGCGAAGTCAGACAAGACTACAAAGACTCTCTCTCCGAAGGTGGTTTTAACAAAATAGATACTGTTATCCCACAAATGTTTGGTAAACGTATTGACAAGATTCCTGCTTGGCCCCTAAATGGTCAGGTTGAACCTATTGAGCCTATTCTTATGCCTCTGATTGAGCGTGAGATTGCTCTCTACAATAAAATTTCTCGTCGTAACCACCTTCTCTATGGTGCCGCTACCTATACCCCTATTGTCAAGTCTGACATGAGTGATGAAGAGTTTGATAAGATTGTAAATGCAGGTCTCGGTACTTGGCTACGTGTTCGTAGTGGAGAAGACATTACTGTCCTCGAAACACCAACTGCTGCTTTGGCTGACATGGATCGTGCTATTGAGGCTACTGTAGAAGAAATGGCTAAGATGGGTATTCGTATGCTCACTCCTGAGCCTGCTGCTTCCGGTGTTGCTCTTGAAATCCGAAATGCTTCTCAGACAGCCCAGCTGGGTTCTTTGAACGCTAAGGTTTCCGGTACAATGAAAGAGGTTATCGCCTTCATGCTTAACTGGCGGTATAACACAGACTTCACAGGACGTGACGTTGAATTCCAAATGTCCTCGGACTTCTCACCTATGGTTGGTGGCGATGCTGCTATGCGGCTTGTTTCCGAGTGGTACCAGACGGGCCTTATCCCACGTACTGTCTTTATCAGTATTGCGAAGTATAATGACTTTCTTCCTGCTGACTATGATGACGAAGCGGCTATCAGTGAAATTCAAACTGATCCTCTTGGTATGACAACTAATGGAAACACTACCGACGTTCAGGTAGAAGACGAATAAACGATTATTGCGAGGTGGTGAAATAGTTATCACACCGGGTTCATTCCCCGGAGTTTGGAAGGTGCAATTCCTCCCTTTGCAACCAAATGTGTCGGCTCTGAGAAATCATCCGAATTAAGACCCTAACAAGGGCAAACCGGCTAGCTAGGTCGGGATACAAAACATCAGCAAAGGGCGACTAGCTGTTAACTCAGACCTCCCCTTAAGTCCTCACGTCATTAGACAGGGGGCAATTTCTTCCTCTCTAGCTTAGTGGTAAAGCACCCGACTGTTAATCGGACGAGGCTTGGTTCGAGTCCAAGGAGGGGAGCCAATGCTGTTGTAACTCAGTTGGTAGAGTGCCTGCCTTGTAAGCAGGGTGTCCGGAGTTCGATCCTTCGCGGCGGCACCATACGGGGGTTTGTTCTAACTGGATAAGCTGCGGGTCTCCAAAACCTTGCGACAGGGGTTCGATTCCCTTAACCCTTGCCAATACTATAAATTACTTACTACTCACAGGAGTACAAGATGAACGCTAATGATCTACTGTTCGATCGTATTATCGATCATATGACAGACGTAAGACTCTACGAAAACGGCTTACAGGTAGAAAACGGACGAATTATCCGTAGACACCGCAAACGTCTTCGTGACTTGCTCAAAGGAAATATCAGGGCTGATGTAAAGCCAGAAGTAAACCGTTTTGCTAAAGAACTCAATTCAAACTCCGCTAGGGGTCTAAGAGAGTTTTCTACTGCTGAACTTGACTTCCATTCTGATAATATCCATAAAGAGGTACGCTCTTTTTTTAGAGTCAACCGTCCAAGAACACGAGAGTTGCTTGCAGAAATTACTGGCCCAAACATCAAGGGTGCAAGAACTATCGCAGGTAATATCTCAAATATTTCCTCTGGTGAGCTTGTCCGTATACAAAACAAAGTACGTAATGGACTTGCTAATGGATTGTCGCAGAATGACATTATCAGTGATGTACTAAAAACAACAAAAATCACAGAGTACCAAGCTAGGACTCTGACAAGAACTTCTATTACCTCTACCCAGACCGCTGCTATGAATAAGGTTATTGAGAGTAATAAAGACGTGCTTGCAGGCTATATGTTTACAGCCATCCTTGACTCAAGGACTAGTTCTATTTGTAGTTTCCATAACGGTAATGTATACAAAATTGATGACATGCAGTATCGCCCACCATTGCACTTCAACTGTCGCTCTTCGATGGTACCTGTGCTAAAGAGTAAAGACGAACTTGCTGCTATGTCAGCTTCCGATCGTTTGAAAAAGGGTGAAGTAGCTAAGCTAGACGTTGCTAAGTTCAACGGCAACCCTGCCTCTATCAAAACTTTCACAGAGTTCCTTAAGCGACAGCCTATGGAAATACAAGATAAGCTTCTTGGTGGTAAGACTGCCGCTGACATGTTTAGACAAGGTAAGCTTAAGGCTTCGGAGTTCATTTCCCCAAAAGGGACTGCTCTCAGTATTCAAGCTTTGAGAAGCCGTGCTGCTAACGCAACCGCTGTTTTCCGCCCACGTCAGTCAATGAAGTCCACGGACCTCTCTATCGATGTAAAGCGACCTTCAACCTTAGTCAACAACCCACAATATAAAGCGGAGGTAAAAAACCTTTTCCTCAACGACTCAGACGACTTCAACTCTACTTTAGCCCTGACTAACTATAAAGGTACAAGCCTTGTTGGTAAGCAGGCCTCTCGTAGACGTGTCGGTAATGAGTTTGATGAGCGTAACTTTTCCTCGGACCCTCTTACTGGTGAAGTAAAGAACAACCTTCTCTATGATCCAGACTTCAACCTCTACCAAGAGCGTATTGACTTTATGAGGAACTCAAAAGACCTTACTCCTGATCAGAAAGACTTTATTGAAAGTACTGTTGCTGGCCTTGATGATAAGATTTCTTTGAACCAACAGACAGTTGCTATTGAGAACCTTCGTGTTGTCTTCCAACGTTACAACAACGATAAGAGACCTTGGGATGACCTCGTTTCTGTTATTCGTGCTGAGAACCGCTTTGCTGTCCAAAACGTATCGCGTCTTCTGGACACCCGGTCACGGGCTAGATCACAGATTTTTGTTAGCTACCTGAGTAAAGACACCCCCCAAGTTCAGATTATGGGGAAATACTACAACCTCGCTGACCTGTCTAACGATCAACTCCGAGACCAACGCTTTATCGATGCTTGGCGTCGTACACAAGGAAAGAAACTCGCTGAGAAGGCTTATTTTTCAGGCCGTGCCCCTCTCCGTTCTTACTTCTCTAAGTACCTTATTACAGATAAGCAGGTAAGGAAGTTTAAAGAAGACATGCTGGATAAGATCATTCCTATGAGAAAGGCTTACCGTGATTTCAAAAAGAAGTTCGATCGAGACCCTTCTGACAGCTGGTGGACACAACAAATCTCCAAGCTGAACGAGAAGACCCGTAGAATTCTTGACTATGAGTTTGCAATTCATGCTAAAGCACCTACCTCTAAGATCATTGATCAAAAGGCTCTCGAAGCTATGACAAAGACCTTTAAACTAGTTGCCTCTGGGCAGTCTACTGACTACGATAGCCTCGCTATTAAAATTGGTCAGAGTCTAGCAAACGATATTGGCAGTCTTGTTCCCAGTATTAGTCACACCCTTAAGGACTATCACACAGAGGGTTCCCGCGTACTACAGTATATGAAAGATCAAAACTTGATCCGTATTGGTTTCCGTGGTAAGACCCGTCGTGGTGTTCTCGACCTGGATACTGGGCGTGCGTCCGGTGGTTGGGGTGACACAGTCAGCCGTGAGGTAGTTGTAATTGACAAGACTCTGCTCAAGCTTCAAGAAGCTGAACGCAGGAACACTATTGCTAGACGCCTTGGTGTTGTCAACACAAGAGACCGTCTTTATGTAAAGGCAGGGAAGAAAACCTTTGTTGATGCTCGTGGTAATGAAACTGGTATCCCAATCATCTCAGCTAATCGGTTTGCTGACTTCGATCCAAAGCAGATTGATAGAGATTTTGCCAACATGATGAATCACGTCATGGATGTAGAATACTCTGTTGATGATGAGTTCTTTGACTTTATGGATGACCTTGTGCGCTTTCGAGACCCTCGTGGTAACTCTAAGAAGTATGATGCTCTCAACGAGTTTAGACACGAAATCCTCCAACGTGGTGAACAGGGTTATGGTATGATGGCAACAGCTAAGTATCACAGACTCCGTGGAGCACCGTTTAGAACACAGGTTTTTATTGACTCTCGTGGACGTGTTTATCACCGTGGGTATCTTACCCCGACAGGTGGCGAACTGGTTAGACCTTTCCTTAACTCAGGACGTGCCGTGGCAATGGACGCTCAGGGTGTACGAGAACTTCGTACTCAACTCGGTGCCCTCCTTGGACCCGCTACAGAAGCCTTAACCCAGTCTGGTCGTTTATCTATCTTTAGACGTAATGAAGCTAAGCTACTTGAGCTTGGTCGTATTATGCAAGCCAAAACCCAGAGAGACAGACGTCTTCGTGAGTTCCTTGAACACCCGCTTATGCAGGGGTTAGAAGGAGCAGAGGTTGGTAAACTTGCGCGTATGTCTCTTGAGTATGCTCGTATCTATGATGCAGTTGATGGTGACTTCAATAACTGGAAGAAACTGTCCACTTACAAGACAAAGCTTATGATCGAGAATGACGCCTCTTCTAGTGGTGCTCAGATTATTGCTCTCTCAACAGGTGACCGCTCTATTGCCCAAGCATCAAACGTTCTTGCTACTACAAAGAAGAACCGTCTGTATGACCTTGTTGCTATGGACACAATCAACGATCCAGAGTTTAAGACTATTGCTTCTCTTCGGAATGCAAACCTGACTTGGGAAGACCTCGCTAAAGCCGCGAAAGCGCAGAACATAATGTAAATCGTGTTCTCTAAACTCTGTGAATTCAGGGAAAACCTAAACAGGTAATGCTGTAGACAATCCTGAGCGAAGCCCCGAAAGGGGAACGTGCAACGACTATCCGAAAGGAGTACATCTGAATGTTAGATGGAAGCGCAGAGCGCCCGAAAAGGGTGATGATATAGTCTGATCTACATGGAAACATGTAGCAGTATAATAACCTAACTAAAGGAACTCCAATGAACTACGAAAAGGCTTATTTGAACTTGCTTAAAAAGCATGGGTCTGAGCATAAACCGAAAGGTTATTCTGAACGCCACCACATTTTACCAAAGTGTATGGGAGGCTCAGATGAAAACGACAATCTAATTTACCTGTCAGCTAGAGCGCACTACGTTGCTCATGCTCTTCTATTTTATATGTACAGAACACCAAAACTTGCTAGAGCTTGGTTTGGAATGTGTGATACGTATCGTAGACCAGAGCGTAAGATAACAGCTAGGCAATTTGAAGAAGCAAAGAAGGCTTTCTCAAAGTACAGTCACATGAAAGAAGACCACTACCGCAATCTTGCAAAAGAGAGTGCTTTATTACAGTGGGAAACTAAAAGGGAAGAGATGGTAGCGTCAAATGCCCATATCTTTAAAGACCCTAATCATGGTATGTATATGAAAGGTAAAACTGGGGACAAGCACCCCAGAAGTCGTTCAGTAGTTACACCTTTAGGTACTTTTGGTTCTGTTAGGGAAGCAGGTCGTGCTCACAATGTGAGACACCCCTCAATCTCTAAGAAATGCAGAAGCAAACAGTACACAAACTATTATTATGCGGACGAGCCTAACGACCTCGTTGAACACCGTGGGTAACATTCTATGGCGCGGGTGAAGCTACCAAGACAGCAAACGTTGCTGGTAAACTCGCAAAGATTCTACAAGACAAAGGCTACCTTACAATTACCAAGGCAGACCTATCAGAACAACTAAGAATAATTGATGGCCAAATCAAAGTTGCTACTCGGCTTAACGCCTCTAACACGGTAGACGACCTTATGGCCTTCAGAAAAGAATTGGTAGAACTCGTCAACAATGATGTTTCTATCGGAAGACAACTCATCCAAGACGCTATGGAAATCCATACGGCTACAGGAGAATTTGTTGAGAAAATTATGAATGCTCGTCAGGGTATTATCACTCCTAATGACTTTGCGGCTGTGTCGCGGATTATGTCAAAGAACTTGAGTGATCGTGCCCCAGTTACTACTAGCTTTATTAACTTTTGGAAAAAGGTTGCTCGTAGCTACACAACCGAGTCACAAAAGGTAGACATCCCTTGGGTCACTTTTGACGGAAAGATTATGACACAACGATATCGACCTAAAATTCAAGAACGAATTGAGTTTAGAGACCCTGTTACAGGACGGAAAGTTATGAACATTTTCGAGTCCTCCGCACAGGACGGTAAACTCTTAGGTAAAGGCTCTACTACTCGTGCTGCCATTGGCCTTGGTGTTAATGGTAACCACAGTAATGACGCAGTTATTGTCAGACAGTTCCACTTGTGGGGCCGTAAAAACAATGTTGCTACAGGGACCATCCACGACGCCTTCTTCACTAACATTGCAGAGGCCGATCGTGCTAGAACCGCTCTGAGGACCATCTATGCAGATGCCCTTGAGGGTGATACGATTAGACGCACTCTTTTAGAAATGCGTCGTAACGGGTTATCCCGTGCAACCTACCATGAACTCTTAGACGAGGCAAAGCGCCAAGGTCTAATTGATCCACCAAACGCGATTACTCGCGCAGATATTTTGGCTGATCCAGAAGGTACTTACTTCTATGGTATCGGGCCTTGATGTTTTAAAATAAAGGAAAATTATGAGCAATAGAGTAAAGAACGCAGACCAAACTTGGATTGTGTATGGCCACTATGAAAGTGATGGTACACTAGTTTACCTTGGAAGCGGTCAAGTTCATCGAGCTTTCCAGTTTATCAAGAGAAGTAAAGAACACTATGCTTGGTTAGTAGCTTCTGCCTTGAAAAACGGAAATAACCAATTTGTTAAGATACTTTTTGATAGTGATGACTTCGCAGAAGTACGGTTTATTGAAGGCCGACTCATAGCGCAGTATAACCCAAAATTCAATAAAAACCTTAATAAAATAACCTTTGCAGATTTGAAATACACAATTAAACAAACCCGAAAGGGTGAGTCAATAAGGGGTTGTGCTAAAGATATTGGTGTATATCACAACAATCTTTGCCAACTTTTAAAACTACCATACTGTGAGAATGATTACAGTATGATTGGCCCATGATATATTTGTAATAGTCAAAGGCCCTAACAGAATAGAGGTCGTACCTCATTCATTTTTATATAACGTTAAGCTGTGCTTAAGGAGAAACTATGAGTATTGAAGAAATTAAGAAACTAATCGCCGACCTCGAAGCAAAGAAGTCAGAAACAACAGACAAAGGTGAACTTGCTAAACTGGAAATCCAGTTGCAAGAAGCGCAGAAGTCCCTTGAAGAAGCAGAAGCTGCTGAACAAGAAGGTGATGACGATGACACCAACCAGTCTAATGACGACGATGACGATGATATTGAGGCTCGGATTGAGCGTCTTGCCGAAGAAAAGCTTGCTAAGATGAAAGCAAACATGGATAAGATGGCTGAGAAACTTGCCAAGTCAGAAAAAGAAAAAGCTGATCTTGCCAAGGCTCGAAAAGAAGAAAAGATGAAGAAACTCGAAGAAGAGGGTAAGCTACAGGAACTTGCAGAAATGCGTGTTGCAGAAGCTAACGCTGAACTTGATCTTCTTCGTCAAGAAAACACTTCTTTGAAGCGGGATCAGGTAGTGTCAAGCGCACTCGCCACTCTCGAATTCAAGAATGACCGTAGTCGTGAAATGGCTCGGCGTGATATTGTCGATAATCTTGAACAAGACGATGATGGAAACTGGGTCAGCAAAGACGGTAAGACTATTGCTTCTTTTGTTGAAGAATACTCAAAAGATACTAACAACGAATTTCTTTTCCGCTCCAAGCCTAATACAGGCGGTGGTAAAGATAACCCCGGTGGAAAATCCGATACTAGCCCAAAAAAGGGTATCTTGGAAATGACCGGAGACGAACTTTTAGAAATGGCCCGTAAGGGTAAACTCGGTAGCTTCGGCTACTAATTCTTAAATAAGGAATAACACAAATGGCTATTACAAATACAGACTTCCAGAATATCGCCCTCGCGATTTCTGCTTACAGCGACGAAGCTTACACAGAAGCTCGTAAACTCAACTCTACAGGTATCGTAGGTATGCGCGACGATATCACAGCCGATGGCGAAAGCTTTATTGGTCAAATGCGCTGGTACCAGCCACTTTCGGCTAACATCAACGTCGCTTCGCTTTCGAACGCCGCTGATGGTACTTACACTGACATCACCACAGAAGTCAGCAACTACATCAAGACTGTTCGCACATTTGGTGCCAAGCAGGTAAACCTGCAGGAAGTCGTGTCGAAGCAGGACGGTCTCTTGAAGATCGCTCGTGACTTTGCCGAAGTCCGTGGTCAGGACGAGCACAACGCTCTGTTGTCCGTTCTTAAGGGTGTAGCTGGTTCTGAGGTTGCTCTAGGTGATGCTGGTGGCGCTGGTGCAGGTGGTATTGCTGACTTTGATACCGATGCTGATACCGCTGCTACAGGTTTCTTCGTAGACCTTAACGCCGCTTCCGGTGTCTTCGGTGCTGCTGCTACAGGTACTCCTGACGCTCGTAAACTGTTTGACAGTTCTGCTGCTGGTGCTTCCCGTGGTGAGCGTCTGTTCCAAGCGGTTGGTATGGGCTTCAAAGACTATGAGCCTGACTTCATGTACATGGTTACTTCACCTGAGAACATGGCAGAGTTCCGTGCCGCTAACCTTGTTGACGACACAATGGTAACCGATGGTAACCTTGAGTTTGCTACAATCTTTGGTGGTAAGTTCCGCCTGATCCCAACTCGTGCGAACCAGATGATCGCTGGCGCTGCTACTGGTGATCTGAATGCTCAGTCTACTAAGGCTACATTCCTGATCAAACCAGAAGCGATCTCTTTTGCTCCTGTTTCTGTTCCAACCCCTGTTGAAGTTGAGCGTGATGCTGCTTCCTACACGGGTGGTGGTTCGACAGATATCTGGTACCGTTATGGCTTTATCATGCACCCAATGGGTTATGACTGGGCTGGCGCTACTAACGCCTTTGCTACTAACACTGCGTATGCTGCTAACACAGCCTTTACGCGTAAAGTGAATGCACTGAACCTTGGTATCCTGCCAATTTTCCACAGCTAATCTCTAGGAGGGACTAATGGCTCTAACTCTAAATGAAAACAGTTATGTTACTGTTGCAGAGGCAGATGCTTACTTTGGGGATCGTGCAGATAGCTCTATTTGGGCTTCTGCCACGACTCCTGTTAAAGAGCAAGTTCTAGTCACTGCTACTCAACTAATTGATGAAAACTATTGGATTGGGTATGCTGTTAGTCCCTCCCAAGCTCTTGCTTGGCCACGTAGCAATGCTTCTTACTTTGATCAGAAAATGGGTCAACGTATTGTAATTGCCGTGGACGAGGTTCCAAACAGAGTAAAGATCGCGGTTTACGAACAAGCCTTCCATCTGCTCAACAATGAAGGTATCCAACTGGGCCAAACTCAAACCTTTGAGTCTATCTCGGTCGGGTCTATTTCTTTGACTGACTCTAACTCAGATGTAACGCGTGTGCCGATCATTACTAACAATGCCACAAAGTTTATCCGCCCTCTTATTGTTAACGGTGGTTCAAACCTATGGTGGAGGGCTAACTAATGTCACTAAGAAACAAAGTAACTTCGGCAGTTGACAAAGCCTTTAAAGCAGTTGGAGACCTCGTTGTCTCTGGCACCCTGTCCTCTAAATCGGTCACGGGCTATGACTTTTCTACGGGCCTTATCGCCTCAACCTCAACTTCTACAGTTGTTGAAGTAATCAAACTTACAAAAACAAACCCCTTGACAAATGCAACCTCAACAGAGGCAATTATCAAGTCTGGTGTTGATATCTCTGTATACGACACCCTGACAATTGATGGTGTTGAATACAACATTGGTGACTATGATGACAATGAGTTCATCATTACACTACAAATTAAGAAGGAGCATGAATAATGTTTGAAGCCCTTCTTAACGACATCAACTCTGTAATCGCTTCTACTGCTTGGCAGACAAAAGGGATTGAGGTTGTACCTGAGAATTACTTTGGTGATCTTGTTAACCCTAACGAGTATTGTCGAATTACTGTTCTACCCGGAAGCTCTGAAAACAGAGACTATCAAGGAAAAGTCACTCTTAGTGGTCTTGTTATCCTAAGAATCTTTGTCAAAGCTGGTGAGGGTCAGAACCGCGTTATGCAAATTGCCGACGCCCTGAATACAGTACTCTTGAATACTAAACTAACAAATGGAACTGAGCTTGGAACTTCCTTCGTAAGGATGGAGGGGATAGACAGTGATAACAGTTCGCTCTTTGGAGCAACTTACCAAATCAACTTTAAGCATTATGGAGAATAAATAATGGCACATCTTACAACTATTGGTGCGGGTATTTACACTTACCTCGACATCTTCTCTGGGACAATCCCAGCAGACACAGACACAGCTGCCGAATTTGCGGCACTCTTCCAGACAGTCAATTCTGGTGACATTCAGCGTATGCCTTCTGTCCGGGAATTCCCTTCCGTGGGTACACCTTCTAACATCGTTAACGTTCCTGTCTATGGTCAGGCAACTTCCTCGCAGATTCAAGGCCAGTCCGACGCGCCTTCTCTCGACGTGACAGTTAACTATGTACCAGAAGACATGTTGGCAATCGAAGCTCTCAAAGGTACACAGGTCGCTTTCCGCGTTATGATGTCCAATGGTAACCTTGCTCTCGCTGACAGTCTTGGTGCAACGATCGCAAGCGAGAACACAGAGTTTTACTTCCTTGGTAAAATTGAAGCTGTTCTGGTTAACCCACAACTTACAGACGCTACTACAGCAACCGTTACCCTTTCCGCTCAGTCGGATTTCTACGGTCCTGCTACAGTCGCAGCTGCTTAAACAATAGCGGGGAGCCTTTAGGGGCTTCCTGCCTCCTAGTGAAAGAAACAGTTATGCAAGATACGCCCTTTAGTAAGAGCTTCGTAATGAGGACAACCTTCAAGCACATGCGCCGGAGTGTAGACATCAGTATTCGAAAGACCTTTGAACGTTTCAAAGACTTTGATGGTGAAAGCAAAGCAGGGCAAGAGATCATGGAAACTCTCTCCGTGCTTCATACGTGTCGAAAGATGCTAGACGATTTCCAAGAGAATAACAAAAGTCTTTTTAAAGACGACAACTACAACAACTATAGTTAATAGATTAGGAATAAGAAATGAAACACCTCGTAGGTAAAGAACAACTTAAAGAAGTCTCCTTCATGGGCGACAAAGTTAAAATCCGCAAGCTTTCCATCAATGACGTTATGAAAGTCCGTGATGTGCTGAAAGCAGCTGGCAACTCTAAAGACGAAGATGCTGATCAAATGGGCGTCCTTCGTACAGTCCTGCGTATGGCAGTGGTTGACGCGGAAGAAATGACCGATGAAGACTTCAACACCTTCCCACCTTCTGACCTAACAGAACTCTCTGAAACAATCCTACAGTACTGCGGTCTTGCAGTGGGGGATGAGGATTCGGGAAACTCACTAGCGAAGAAGAAGTAATCTTTGAGATTGCTCACCAACTAGGTATGCCTGTCTACAAGATGCTGGACGAAATGCCTTACACAGAGCTTAGAAAGTGGGTCTCCTTCTTCGACCAACGACCTATTGGTTGGCGAGAAGACTTCCGTTCCTACATGATTATGAAGTCTTTTGGTTTCAAAGGTAAGCCAGAAGACGCTTTTGTTTCTATTCAACACCTCAAGAAGGTTGAGAAAGATAAACAAATTAACGACAGAGCCATTCCGAAGGGGCCTTTCCTTGCTCAGATGCTTAAAGCAAAAGACGGAGATGGTTTCAACCTAGACTTAGGAGGAAAGAATGGTTCAAAGAAAACCCCTAGTAAGTCTTGAAGTTGTAAACTTTAGACGTGAAATGGATCGTATTAGGAAAGAAGTTCAACAACTCGCTAACGTAGAAATTGATGAACTCGTAAACTATGCTGTAGATCAACTCCAGATTGTAACCCCTGTAGACACAGGCGAAGCAAGGCAGGGTTGGCTAACAGAAGAACGAAGACAACTAGACGGTTACCGTGGTGCGGTAATCGCCAACGATGTAGAATACATCAGCTACCTAAACAACGGTAGCAGCCAACAAGCGCCTAGCTTCTTTATTGAGCAGGTTCTTCTTGAAATCGGAATTATTACCCAAAGATAATAACTGCCCCCAGATGGTGCCTCATATGAGAGGTTATTGTTTGGGGGCAAACTTATTAAGGAGTCACAAATGAGTGGTGTAGAAATTCGGGTACGGTCAAATAGTACCCAAGCAAGGACCGACCTGTCACGCCTTGAACGTTCAGTAGCAAATCTGGACCGGAAAGCTCAACAAGTGACTCGTGGGTTCCAAAAAGCGGCTGTGGCTATTGCTGCTGCCTTTACTGGTTCTGTCGTAACAAAAAGCTTTGCCAACGCGTCGGACCAACTAACCAACCTAGAAAACCAGCTTGCTCTTGTAACAGGCCGTGGGCAAGCACTCACAGCTACAATGAAAGAACTGTACGGGGTCTCTGCCCGTGCTCGTCTACCTGTTTCTACCGCTGCTACCACCTTTAACAGGTTTGGTCTAGCACTACAAGAGTCCGGTAAAGGCACACAAGAGATTATCCAAGCTACAGAAGCAGTTCTGCAAGCGGCCACTCTCTCTGGTGCCACAGCCGACACAGCTAAAGCTTCTATCATCCAGCTGGGTCAGGGTCTTGCCTCTGGTACTCTCCGTGGTGAAGAACTTAACTCTGTCCTTGAGGGTATTCCTCGGCTGGCTCGTGCTATCGCTGATGGCATGGGTATCCCTTTCAGTGAACTTAGAAAGAAAGCTCAAGATGGTCAACTTACAGCGGAGGCTGTGTTTGACGCTATTATTGCTGAGTCGATTGATCTTAA